TTTTCCATATTTTCATCAACCAAGAACTGAATGGTAAGATCTCCATATGAAATCTTCTCACCAGGTACATCAATATCTTTGAGGTATGATGGTTGAACAGTAGTATCTAAGGTAAGTTCTGGTATCCTAGCAGTATTACAGAAAAAGTCAACCTTTGGATACTTGCCAAGATTGAATTTAAATCCAATACCAGACAGGAAGTTTCTATTACTAATTTGATTTGGCCAACTGCACCCTGCCATTACTACTCCAGGCGTTTAACTATATTTAGATAAAAAAAGGGGGTCCGAAGACCCCCCTGAGAAATATGTGAACTTGGATCACATGAGGTTGGAGACCTTGACTCTTCTGTAGTAACGGTTAGCGTTACGATTGAGAGCGCCAGCGCCAACGTTGGTGCCTTCTGCGAATGGGTTAGCAACAATACCGTAGCGGGTCTTGAAGCCAATCTTGGGCTGGAAGGTGTCCTGACCGACGGCACGGACCATCTGGAGAGGAACGTATGGGCAGTAGAAGAGACCTGCATCATAAGGGGAAGAACCCTTATAACCTGCAACATAATACTGCTGAGCAGCACTGTTTGCAGAATATGGATCGATGTAGACTCTGTACTTACCTTGGAGAACACCAGCGAAGGTGTTGCCAGTGTCATCAACGTTGAGGTTGCTGTTCAGTGCAGGGGTGTAGTCGAGTACGCCTGCCATGGTCAGTGCGGAAGCAACGTCTGCGGAACACAGAATCATGTTGCCCTTTCCTCTACGAGTTCTTTGTGCGATTGCGTTAGCATCGCGCTCGATTTGGAAGATAAGACCCTTGAACTTCTCAACAGACCAGCGACCGTTGGAGTCAACGTCGAGGTCGAAGGTACCAGGAGTTGCAACGTTTGCTTGAGCACCAGACTCAGCAACGTTATAGATGGTACGGATGACTTCGCGGTTGATTTCAGCAAGAATTTCAGTGCTGAGGATGTTTGCCAACTCAGCTTCTGCATTCAGACCGTGGATCGCCTTGAGGTCTTGTGCCAGTTCCAAGGAGTACTCTGCCTTCAGAGCTCTGGACTTAGCGGTTACGGTGACCTTCTCGATCGAGAATGCCATCTCGTTGAAATGTCCCTCAGTACCGTCGCCAAGGTTCTCAGCGTTGTCGGTACGCATACCCTGACCTACGTTGTAGGTGGTTGCGTCGCCAGTCTGAGGATAGGTTGGATCGAGGAGACCAGGGTTGGTGCCACGCTGTGAGGTGGTACCCATACCAACTGCAGCACCAGTGAAGCCGTCGGTATTGTCGAAGTTAGCAGACTGACCAGAGAATGCGGTATCTGCTTCGTTGAACAGTGCTTCGGTTCCGCTCTGAGTGTTGTAGCGGGAACGCATTGCGAAGATGAGTCCAGTAGGACCACTCATAGGTTGAACGCCTGCGAGGTCATATGCGACCAGGTTAGGCATAGCACGTCTGATCAAGGAGATCAGAACAGGGTCGAAACCAGCAACAGGAGAGGAAGCGTTAGCAGAGAAACCTGCGTTAGCACCGGTGTTGGTGGAGACGGTTGGACCTTCGGAGAGGAACTCACGCTCTTCGCGGAGAGTTTGCTCTTGGTTTTCTAACAGGACAGCGGTAACAGCTCTACGATGGGAATCCTTAATAGGATCCATTCCCTCATAATCGAGAACGGGTGCCCACTTCTCCTGCAGATATTCGGAGTTTTGCATCTGCATTTGAAATTAAACCTCTATAAAAAGTTAGTTTGAACGTTTATGATTTAGAAATCACTTTTTTGCACTTCTGGAAAGTGTATCCAGATAGGCTTGCATCATTGGGGAAACCTCTTCAGAGATAACCTCATTGGTAGAAACCTCTTCTGAAAGATTCTCAGAGGTGCTTGGGGTGGATGCCGACTCGGGGAAGTAAGAACTTCTCAGAGTGGTCAGCTTCTCACGATAGTCTGCTTCACTTTCAAACTCAACATTTTCAGCGAGAGCAGCGAGTTTTTCCTTCTGAGTGTCTGCAAGACCCTCAGCGATAGCAGCAAAGATGCCATCTGCGGAAGACTCAGCTAATCTGCGGTTCAGAGCAACGTTTCTTTCGATTTGCTCGTTGAGTTTACCTTCCATTTCATCAAGTTTATCTACCATGCTCTCAAGTACATCATATTTCTCTTCAGGGATGGTTACATAATGCTCTTCAAAAAGACTCTTCATTCCGTCAAGGAACGATTCGGTAACTTCAGACTTAAGACCTGTCTCTACTGCAAGTGCGTTCTCTTGGAACCACTCATCAGCAACGTACTCAAGATAGGAATCAAGTCTTTCAGTGAGTTCTTCGCGGATAGCGACGACCTCTTCAACAAGTGCTTCCTGATAAGTCTCAGTCAGCGACTCTTTGATTTCAGTAACTTTAGTTGAAATTGCTGCTTCAAAGATAGTGCGTGCTTTCTCTTGGAACTCTTCTGAGAGTTCTTCGCCTTCAAACAGTGCTTGAACATCTTCTTCGATGCTATACTCTGCTTCAACGAGTTCCTCTTCAGTTTCTTCCGCTTCAGCAACAACTTCATCAGCTGCTACTTCCTCTTCTGAAACAACCTCTTCTTCGGTCGCTTCTGCTTCGGAAACTACTTCCTGGTCTTCGTCTACTTCTACTTCTTCAGCAGGAGCAGCTTTTGCATTGACAACATCCTTAACTTGCTTGAGGGTAGCGCCAGGCTCCTTCAGCTTGTTGGAGTCATCATCGGGTCTTGAATTCTCAGGAGTAGGACCGCCGAGATCTTCAACTGGAATACCAGCAGAAGGCATATTCTCAGCAGGTGCAGCCCCTTTGGTTACTACGTTTTCCATTTCTTGTAAATTGTTACCAGCGGACATTTGAATATGTATTAAATTAATTAATTACATACATTTATTTATAAATCAAAGATTTGAGAGGAATTCGTTGAATAAATTCAACTTATGCTCTTCAAGTGCTCTTTGATCAACGAGAGTATTGATTCTCTTTTTGGTTGTTTCTGCGAGTTGTTCACGAAGGATTCCTCCTTCCCAAACCCACTCTCTTCCTTCCATAATTCCATTGACAAAAGCGTCAGGAGCAGAAGGATCAGCGACGATATCAGCAGCAGTTGCTAACTGGAAATCTTCACCGACAACTTTGTGTCCTTCGCTAGTGGTTTGAAGTGAACCAACACCACGGGAAGAAACACCAAGCATTACACCTTCATCGAGGAGAGAGGATGCAATTTTACCCATAGGGGTAGAAAGGATTTGTGCTTTTCCTTTGAAATTATTACCCTCTCTTACAAGGGAAGTAATTTTATGAGATACACGGTCAAGATTGACGGTAGGACCATCAGGGTGACCGAGTTCTCCAAGAGCACGACCCTTATTAACGAAGGATTCGCAATAGCGATCTACTTCTTTAGAAAGGGTTGAAATGGGATACATTCTCCCATTGCGGTTCTTAATCTCACCCTGAAGAAATACACCCTCAATGTATAACTTCTTATTAGCACCTTTGCCTTCGGTGAGAATCTTTACATTAGTGACTTCTTCTGTGATGAGTTTCATCTTATAATTGTGAGATTCCTATTTTATATTTATGATTTAACCTTCTACCGTTACAATGTTCGCTCTAACTCCACTTCCACTACGAAGATACTGATCCTTATCTTTCGCTAGATAAACGGTATTGTATCTATTAATAATATGTCTCCCAACACGAGTTGTATTGGTAGAATCATAAACATCAATAAACTGAGCACTGCCGCCAGTGTTTACAAGACGGACAACTGATGCTTCAACTAAGACACCAGTAGAAGATAATGCTGTGTCAGAAGTTTCTTTTAACTTTAATACTTTAGACATTATGGATTTGGGGCGACGGATGCAACATAAACATTTCCACTAGTACCATAAACAAATTGTGAAGGCAACTTCTTAATAGTTACAGTTTCTAATGGTGCAATACGAAATGCCTGAACAGCACTGCCGAACTGAGTATCTCTAACTTCGATAACATAATTGGCACTAGTAGCCATATTAGACAGACGAACATATACCGCATCTTCCACAGTGGTAATATGTGTACCACTAGTGCCTAATTGCAAACTGCTACTACTTAAGATTTTGAATACTTCTGGCATTGTTCTAATCTTCTATTTCTGTGATTGTATATTCAGGATCATCATCCTGAGGTTCTGGAGTGTAGTCGTTAATCTCTTGGATTTCGTATTCTTCTTCCATTATTCCTCAGTTTCCTCCTCAGATTCAACTTCTACTTCATTAGTAACTTCATCTTCTGTAGGATATTCAAACTCTTGACCGAACATTGCATTAGCAACATATGGTCTTGCAATATCAATACGCTCTGCTGCCTTTGCATACAGAACTTCCTTCATCTTGTCACTGACATCCGAAGCAGATGCATCGGTGACAATCAAATCGATAAGATCTTCCATGAAAAATTAATGTGTTAATATAATTTATTTATAGCTCAGCCTTCTTAGTATCTTTTCCGTATTGAGCATCAACTTCTGCTGCTTGTGCAGTAATGTCAGGATCCATAGGAACTTCACCCATTGCCATAGGATCTTGACCCATACCTGCCATACCAGCACCTTCACCACCAGCCATCATATTTGGATCTTCTTGTGGAAGTGGTTGTCCTGTAATTGGATCAACAGTTGATGGATCTGGGAGAATGCCTTTTTTAATTTCATCTTCAATCTGTTCATCAATCTCAATGATTTCACTGTCAGATTGACGTAAGACTCTCTTTCTTACATATTCTGTAGAGTAATACTTACCAATGAATGGTTCCATCTGTGCAAGGAGACCTAATCTACCTTCAGTCAGTTCCTTCTCTTTAAGTTCAGCAAACTGATTGTCATAGATGAAATCATATTGGATATGATCTCTCATTATTTCCCAGTCTTCTGGGGTAATAATATTCTTAAGGATCAGTTGAGTTCTTAGCATATCATTAAACATCTGAGAGAAACGCTTTCTCAGACGACCAACAAACTTAGCAAACTTAAGTTCATCTCTCAAGATTTCTGAAGAACGACCGAGGTTAAAACCACCATCAGCAGCAATTCTAGACTCGGGAACACCAAGTGCTCTATAGAGTTTCTTTTGGAAATACTCAATATCAGAGAGTTCTCCTAGATTCTGACCGCCAGGCAGAGTAGTGATTTCAGTTCCGCGACCACCTTCTCTACGTGGCAACCAGAAGTCTTCCATCATAGACATAAACTTACGGTCATCACGGACTTCACCAGTCTGTGCATTATATGCAAGTTTATTTCTGTAACGAGACATAACCTCTTTGAGGTATTGCTCTGCTTTTACTTTAGGAAGATTACCAACGTCAATATAGAAAATACGACGTTCTGGTGCTCTGGATAATCTATAGATAACCAAAGAGTCCTCAATCATTCTTAACTGATTGAGTGCTTTGATCGCTTTATGAAGATATGAAAGAACCGTATTCTTGTTTCTATCTACAAGACCAGAAGTACAATATGTTACTGCATCTTTTGCAATCTTAATCGATCCCTTCCCATTTCCTCTAAATCCTGTTGGATAATTTGGTGATGGTGTATATTGGAAGAATTCTTCAAATTCTGGACCATTACTAAACTCTAATTGTCCATTACCATTACCATTTACGTTGATATTTGGACCAATTCTTGCATATCCATCATCAAATTTTCCAGGAACTTTTTTCTCCTGGCGGATATACTTCATCTTAAGAGGATCAATATATCTTAATTCTTTGATGCCCTCTTGAGGTGATTTTTGGTCAATAACTTTTAAATAATATAATCTTCCATCTACATACCAGTTTCTGAAGATTTCGTGCGCCTTTCTATCGAAATCTAAAATTTCTTTGATGTATGTAAATTCTTTTCTAATTTTCTTTTTAAGACCCTCGCTAATACTAAGATTAGAGAGTTCAATCTCTACTGGAGAATCGTAAAGATCGCTAACGATTGCTTCATTGACAACATCTTCGATGGCACCATCCGCTTCCGGATGAAGTGACATCTCTCTATACCTTTTTATTAAATCATGTTCTGTCTTATAAACACCTTCAATGTCAACATATTGACCATAAAATCCACTAGCAATATAATTGTCAACCCCGTCCTCATTGGTTTGAGGAACGGGGGATATTACTGAAGGTGATTTATTTTGTGAATCGTCAATAGAAAAACCAAAAAGTTTGGCCATAATAAGTTCTGGTGGTCTCGTTATTTAACTATTTAGTTAATATCTTCACCACCAGCATTTGCACCAGTGCCCTTAGTTGCTTCCCACCACTGAACTTGAAGTTCAACAGTGAATTCTTGGATACCCTGAGCATCGTAACTAAGTTCAATAGGTGCTACCTGAGTTGGGAACACATCATAGAAACGATATGATCTCAGATTAGAACCGTCGCGATCCAACTGATAAACATAAGCATCTGCTTGATAATCTGCTGGATTGACCAGACCAGTGTTATCAGATACTCTGTTGATAGTGTTCATCCAACGCTCAAAGGCAGAGCGGATGGAGAAATCAGTATCATTCAGAACGGTAACAGTCCAAGAATCGAAGGTTCTATCACCTGCGATTTTCAGAACACGACCTCTGAATGGTACTTCAATCTGGGCAATGTTGGAGGCAGGCATATTTGCCCCCTTGACCAGGAATCTTGATTTCTCAAGAACTACAGAATCAGGTGCTGCTGCATCTGGGAACTGAAGTACGACTTCAAAGAGATTGGCGCGAGCGCCACCACCCGTTAACTTACTCTTGAAGTCGGTAATCTTTCTTAGTGGGGGTGGATTAATCTGTTGTCTAGATGG